TCATCACCACCGGGATCGTTAGCCGCTACAACAAAGTCCTTCACTACCGTAACGAACTTAGTTCTAGGTGCAGTAGCCGCTAAATCAGCAAAATTAGTCGAGGAATTTAATGTCCAAGCCTGTAATTTATCCTGACCGTTAGCAAGAATCATCTTTGCGCCAAATTGAGTCACATCCCATGACTCCACAGCCGAATATCCAGTCGTAGTAGCTGCATCCATACTACCGTCAGTCTGGTCGAACTTATAAATCTGAGTAGCTCCAGCAGCAAACAACGTCGTAGCACCACCAAACTTACCCGCAAAGGTAATCAGTAGAGCCTGAGCAGCATCATCCGAGTAATCAGCCTCACTTCGAAATGGCGCATAACCGTTAGCAACCGGATAACAGTTCTTAGCGTCTGTGACTGCTCCCGTTACTCCGGGTTGATCTGGCAACCACTCACCGAATTTAATGTCCATTTATTGCCTCAACCAAGTGCTAGACGTTCCAGCTACATTAGACCAACCACTTACCGCTGGTGAAGATGTAGTCCAAGTCGATGATGTCGGAGTCGTATCACCCCACTCTTCACCCACAATCTGACCATTAGCCACTACATCAGCCGTTGCCGTTACTACAGGATTAAAACTATAGGTAGCACTACCATACGCTGATACCTGAGCAAATCCAGTCACACTAGCAGCGCCACTAACAACTTTATTTGCCCCACAAATAATTGTCGCATTACCAGTAACATCGCCAGACGCTACCCTAATCCTGATTCCCTGACCTTCAACGGAAGCATTAGCAGTTATATCACCTGCAAATAATCTTATCCTAGATGCAAGAGAAGCAATAGCAGCATTAGCCGATATATCTACAGCAAACAATCTAATCCTTGTTGGAAAACCAGTAACAGTAGCATCTGCGGTTACTGAAGCTGCCGCATCTACATAATTAGCAAATAACCATCCAAGATTATTACCAGAATTTACGTTACCGTTAGATATTAATGCTTTCCAAGTAGCCCCACCTGTTGCATTACTGTCTTGAATGTTTAGGTAAGAACTATTTACTGTGCCAGATGATTTGGATAGCGTAAATTTTGTTCCGCTAGAAGAACTGCGAAGCGATACTAACTTACCAGCAGAGCCTGACAGGGTAAACGCATTAACCGTCGTTGTCGTACTATGAGGGAATGTAATCATGGTTGCTGAAATCGCGGAACTGATGATGTCGTTAAACGTATTTGCGCCAGTAATTAACAAAGATAAAGGGCTGCGTTGGTCCAATGCGCAGTTGTAAATAGACCCACCCCCAACAAATGTTGCAAAACTGCCGCTTGTCATCGAAATCTTGCCCGTTCCGATACCCGCAGTCGTGGTAAAGCCTGTTGGGTTTGCATTATTCCAGGCGGTTGTGGTTGAAGCAGAGATGTCTAACGTGCCACCATTAAACGTCAAATTCTTTGTGCCTGCAGCAGTTGCTGCCGAAGCAGTGAATAATGTATAGCCATTTAAATCAACAGTGCCGTTCGTAAAGGTCGTTGTATTAAGCCGTGGTGATACATTACTTAATAACTGCCATGTGCCACCAATACCATTAAAGTTTAAATTACAGTTATCAACAAAATAGTTGGCGAAACACAAAATTGTTTTAGTGCCAGATGTTGCGGCCATTACTAATGATAGATTAGTTAAATCTAGGTTGGCATTCGTAAACTCCAAGTTCCCTGCAACAGCAATTGTTCCAATAGAAAACGATCTTTGGTTTGAGAGTGAAAAAGCACCCGCAGTTATTTTGAAATCTCGAATTGCTCCTCCAGCCGACATATCAATGTTAAGTGGATATGTCGTAATAAAATTAAAACTTATTGTGTTACTTTCTGATGGACTTCCGGGGAATATACGCGTTGTGCTTGTACCACCATAAGTGCTTGATATTGTGACATTTGGCGTTCCAGAAATCGTCAAGCCTGTGGTAGTTGAAGTAGTCCATATAGTTCCCGGGCTGGGAGTACTGATAGCAATAGTTCCGGTACCAAAATTTATTGATCTGGTATTTGTATTACTGGACGAAAAAGAAGGCGTAGTGAGCGTGTAAGACGATAACGCTAGTGTTCCTGCTGTCAGTGTAACGTCGGTAGTTCCGCTAACAGAACCGTTATCACCAAGCGTCGTAGTAATTCCGCTTCCGTTAATTGTTAAATTCCGTATGGTTTTCCCGACAAATGTTATAGTCCCGTCGCCGACTGTAGTGAAATCTGTAGATGTGTAAGTACCACCAGAAGCTAATGTAAACCCATGACAAGAGATAGTTACTAAACCCGGATTACAAGTTGATCCAGTAAAGTTGATTTGCCTAAACGACCCAGTAAAAGTTGGAACAGAAGCACCTGATGTCAGGTTGATGTTCAGTCTGTTTGATGTTGTTGCTCCAGCCGTTCCACCAAAGTTAAATGTCCTTGTTACAGACATGGCGGCTGATATATTAGATGTGCCAGTAAACGTAAAGTTTGTGGCTGTTTTTATATCCAATACTGTTGATCCGCCGCTGGTTGTTGTAAGAACAATTGACCCTGTGCTACCAAATGCTATAGAGCGTGTACTTGAGCCGTCACCTACAAACGTACCACCTGTTAATGTTTTCCCGTTTAGGTCTAATGATCCAGCGGTAAGTGTTACTGCTGCCGTAGATGCTGTTGTTAGCGCATCCTGAAGTTGCCATCCACCACCAACACCGTTAAACGTAACGGCTGCACCAAATGCTACGCCGTTGGTTGTAATAGTCTTGCCAGTGGTCGTGGCATTGAATGTAGTCGTGCCTGTATAGGTGCGTGTAAAGTTTGTTGCAGGGAAAGACAAGCTGCCGCTAACAGTCAAGCCAATGCTTGCGCCTGCAAGGGTCATTGCCCCATCAAGACCGCTAATTGTGATGTCGTTGCAAACCCTTGGGGTTGTTGCCATCGTGACAGTAAACGCACCTGTGCCTGTATTTGAGTTGGCATCAAAAAATACGTTATCGGTAGCCGTAGGAACAGAAGCACCACTAGCGCCACCGCTAGATGCTGACCAGTTAGCCGTGTTGGTGCTACTCCATGTACCCGTTCCACCAACCCAATAACGATCTGCCATGTCTTACTCCGCAGGTTGTTCTTCAGATGGTGGCGCTGTTACTACAGCAATCCAATTATCAAATCGCTGTTGCTTCATTGCCTGAATTTCTGCGTCAGTAAATGTGTGATTGTCTGGCAAATGCAGAGCGTCACAGAATTTGCCATACGGACTGTCAAAAGAAAAATCTATCTTCATGCTAATGTCACAGATAGGTTGCCAGTTGTGATACGGAAAATATCATCAACATCAATCGCCTTAGATGTAGTCAATGGTGTGTGATACAGTAAGTTTCCAGTAGTCAACGCATCCATAATCCCGATATGCGTTATCGTTCCCCATGATGATGTGCAAGTAGGAAACTCTACGTTAGCCGAGTTTGTACTGACACCATTACTAGGCGCACCAAACGTCACCGCAGTACGGGCATACGAACCACCTGAAACCTCAGTTCCACTACCAGCGTCCGTAGGGTCAGATGTAAATAGTGCAACATAAACCGTAGTTGGACTGGTATAGCTCGTATTACGCAAGGTAGCGTTAATCAGAGCGTTTTCCAAATAATTCGACATTTCTGCCATGATTTACCTCACGTTGTAAGACATAGACATAGGTTGACCGCTATACTCACTCGACTGGTCAGATGTATTGATAGCACTAATCGCACGATCGTACAAAGCTGACCATGTTTGCAAACGAGCATCATTCATCAGATACGGCTCTGCTTCTCCTAGCGACGCATACAGCAACGCATCAGGATAGTTCGCTAGGAATACGTTACTCGGATTCGCATCACTCAATAGCGTAGGTTTAGAGTAATACAACATTTGCAACGTATAGGATGTATCAGGAATAGGGGCTAATTGAATCTCTGAGCCGAGAATCGTGTAGTCCACAGGTCTACCACTCTCGGTAGTCCTTGCGGTCTCATAGAAGCTATTAGGAGCCTTGTAGCGCAACGTAAACACAGGAGTCGTGTTTAGATGTACATCGCGCATCTCTAAGAAATCAGTCGGTAAGCCAACCGTAGATGTACCGCCAGTCGTTGATGCTGTGGCAACTACAAGCATCTGACGAGTCCGAATGTCTCGTCTGAGTCGTTCTTCCGCTAACCGGATAAAGTCAGGGATAACGGTAGTTAGGTCACTACGAGCTAGATAGTTCGCTATCGTAGTCTTTAGGTCGCTATAGCTCGTAAATGCCATGTTATTCCTCTAATTGCTCAAAATCTTTCCATCCGTACTCGTAAGTCCCGATGTGCCTAATGTGCATTGATAGCTCATGGTCTACATACGTCTGAAAGCCCTCAGAACCAGCCTTGACGCAGAAATATACATCCTCACCACATACACCGTTAGAACCCCATCCAGCATCGAACCAAGGTCTACCAGTCTTCTCAAACACTTCCTTACGGATCATTACAGCACCAAATCCCACCGCTGTAACCTCCTCGATTCCCTCTTTACCGCGAGAATCTACATTAGACCACTTACGAACCTCAGTATCGCCATCCATGTACCTAGTCAAAATCTTTGCCGTAGGTGTGACAGGCTTTCTCCGAGTCGTAGCATTTACCCCTACTATCGGCACGTTACGACTTAACATTATCGTAATCATGTCGTGAGGAAACCGCATATCGCTATCAATAAACAATAGCGCATCACATCCCTCACCTAAAGCCACCTCTGCTAACTTCTCACGCTGGTCAAATATCAAGGTTCCCGGCATTGTGTACAAACTCAATCCACCTTTACCGTCCTTGCATCGGATTGAAGCATCATGCGCTGTCATCCGAGCAAAATCAAACGCAAAACCAGTATGAACCTCATCCCTGCACGGTACGCAAACACCTACTCTCATACAGTACCTCGATACGTCTTCCAGACAGCATTATCAGGATCGTTTAGCCACCTAGCAAAACCGACATCATCCACCACGTTAAAGCCCTTCATAATCCCACGCTGATTCAGTACATCAATCACCGTAAAAGGTATTCTGGCTACATGGTGAAGCTCGTTTAGGTGTCCTTGGCGAGATTTGTCGTAGTCCAGTTGCCTCTTATTGGCTTCGATAATCTCGGTTACATCCTGTTTGGTCTCGATGACAATCCCACCGTCACCGTCTTCAAATGCTGTCTGAGTCCGTATCGGAGTACTCATAAATCCTTTCGTAGTTCTCCCCCACCGTTAGGCAGGGGAGAGTTTCTACTTAC